TGTTGCTTGAGTTGTATCTACTGATAATACTAAATGATACCAAGCTGATGGGTCACGAAATACTTGAGTTGTTGCTCTGTAATCTACAGACCATCCTCCAACATTTAAAGTATCAGTAAGATTAAAATAAAATGAAAACCAACCAGAATCGTTATTTGCACTTCTAGCACTAAATATATATTGAGCATTTGAGCCACCTAATGCCCCTCTTTTTACCCATCCAGACCAAGTAAATGTTCTTTGATTTGTTGTGCTAGCAGGAGTTCTATTTAAATAAGCAGAAGCACTAGACCGAAAGCGTAGGGAGTTGGTTAGGTTATATGCACCACCTTGACCAGATGCACCGATAAGTGGTTGAGAGTTAATAATGCTCATTATGCAGCCCTTCCAAACAAAGCCTCAACAGGATTCCATTTTAACTTGTAGATTCTTGATCTGACTGTGTAGTAATTTACTCCAAGTTCTTCAGCCCACGCTGATAATGCTTGGGTTTTGTTGTTTGCAGTTACCATAAAGTTCCTAGTAGTATTTCTAGCTTGTTCTTTTGCAGTTGCCCATTTACAGTTTGATGGCTCATAATTTCCATTAACATCAATTCTTTCTAGACTCATACCATCAGGTCTTTTACCCATGTCATTGTAGAAATTATTGAAATCATGCCATTTTTTACAAACTATTATTCCTCTACCGCCATACATATTATAAAACTGTTGAGATTGGTCATAACATCTTCTTTTCATAGCAACCCATATTTTCCATTCTGGAGTCCATGATTTACCATGTTTTTTATTTAAATTACCAAAATGTTCTTTATTAAGGCATCCACAAGATTTAGTATGACCACTTCTTAAATCATATCCAACTACTATCTTTTTATTTCCACAATCACATTGGCAAAGCCATAAAGCCTTACCAACATGGTTAATACCATCTCTGGCTAAGACAGTTAATCTGCCATATTTATTTCCAAGAATATCTACTGGTTTTACCATTATGAATAATTGGCTGTAAATACGCAATGAATTGATCCTGTTGTTCTAACAATATAATCTATACGATCAATTGCGTTAGGACTTGTACTGAGTGTAGGTGCTGTGCCACCGATAAAATCGTACTGTGAGCCATACGCTAGAGTCCTAGAGCCTGTACCATCTTGCACTATAAAAATAGAACCAGACTGACCGGCAGTTAGGTTGCTAGGATTGGCTAGTGTGCGATTGCCACCAAGAGTAACAGAAAAGTTATTTGCCAATGCAAAGTCTGGAGTAATAGTAGCTCCATCTGTTAGTGTAGAAATTGATCCACGCTGTGCAGCAGTAAACGACTGTGCAGAATTTAGTACAGCAATATTAGCACCAGACAAACTTGTAAATCCTTGAATATCTGCATCCCAAGATGCTGCTGTAGTTCCAGAAGTTAAAATGCAAGTAAGCACTACTGTATATGTTGGTAATACTGTTGCTACTAAATTGCTTCCAGACGAGTTAACAGTAATATTGCCTGTAGAGTTATTATGAATTTCAAATCTTTGTCCTGCTGTTAATGTAGAGGCAACAGGTAAAACTACAGTTTGTGTAGTTGTTCCAGTAAAGAACTGTAAACAATTGCTAGAAACAGTCAGGGTTGTTGTTCCTGCTGCTGTAGCTGTTGTTGTGTATCCATTGGTAGCAATAGAGGCTGCTGCTAAAGAAGAAGCACCTGTACCACCATCTGCTACTGCTAGATCGGTAATGCCTGTAATAGACCCACCTGTGATCTTAGGTGCAGTCATGGTATATGTGCCATCACGAATACCATCTCCGCAGTCTCGGATCTGCGCCATCATATCGCGCATAGTATCGTTTACTGCTGATGGGAGCATCCCCTCTGGCGCACCATCTGGAGGTGATGCTGTGTTATTAGCAGGGGTTAGTGAGTATTTTGTATATGCCATGATTTTCCTTAATTACTCTGTTATTCCAAATGCAGCACCATAACCAAGGTTAAGTGCTTTCCGTTGCAATTCTTTACTAATTGGTTCTATGTTTGTTGTAGATGCCTTAGACATCAATCGTGCTGCTAATTTAGGGTCTAGCATAGAATCAACAAGCAACTCTCTTATTTGGTCATCTGTACCATTGTAAAGCCAATTAAATGGTGATACCACCTTGTTTATTGCTGCCGGTACTTCTCCAAACATCTGTTTGCCAATGATTCCACCGATAACATTAGCTGTAGAAAGATTCTTAAATGTGTCTGATCCTGGCACTCTGCCTGATTTGTTTAGAACACCAGAATCTAAGTCTCGACCAACTCGTTCTATAATCTTTACTTGCATCTGAGACATATCTGTCTCTTTTGCTGCTGCTCGGATAGCTCTAACAAAGTTAGGTTGAGAGATCATAAACTGACCAACATTAATTGGATCAGGAATTGTAGAAAGAACTTTACCTCTAAAGCCTTGGGCTGCTTCTACTTTCTCAATATTTTTGCTTCTCTGAGAATAGACTCTTAGATAGTCTTTATATCCAGGCGCAGATGAATCAATTACATCATCTACAGAACGAATTACTTTTTCTAGTTGTCCTTTTGCTTGGCTGTATGCAGAACCTTCTTTATCCAAAAGTCCTTGTGCTGCTGCTCGTAGATCTTTGCGAACCTCATAAAGAGATCCAACTGTATCTGCTCTGTTTACAGAGTTTTTGGCAAAGTTCATAGCATTTATAACTGTAGATCGCTTACCAGCATCAGAAGCCAAAATGTCATCAATTTGTTTGTTAACTACTAATGATATAGCCGACTGTATTTGTTGTGGTGTCTGTGTTGATGCAGCAAACGCAGACTCACGCATTGGCGCAGTAGCAGCTTCTCTGTTAGCAACAGCAATGTTAACCGCATCTTGGTCTTTAGCCAATCTGTCAATAATAGCCATTCTTGCTTTATTAGCCTCAGATGCTTGTGCAACAAACTTACCTGTAACATCCAATGCGCGAATAGGTGTTTCTGCTGAGATTAAGCCTACATCTCTGCTTGCTTGTGCTGTTGTAGGTGTGTAACCAGGTACTTGTGGCTGAAACTCTTGCATACGAGTAATAGCAGTTTCTGGTTTATTAGCTAACTGTCGTAATACATTGCCTGTAATTACTTCTCTGCCAGCCTCTGTAAATGGGCGAACAGTCTCTCGAATTGCTCTGCCTGCTGCTGGAATAGCTGTAGCACTTGTGCTAGGAGCTACCATGCCACCCAACATTGCCAAGCCTAATTGACCGCCTGCGCCAACATCTGCATATTCTCTACCAGCAGCCGATGCACCAGCACCACCTACCGCAGCAGATGTTTGTAGAGGTAAGTTCTCAGTAAAGAACTTTTGTACAGCAGATGGTTGTGTCAATGCTGTTTTACCAGCTTGGTATGCTCTTTGAACCAATGCAGCAGGAGCAGCAACACCAGATACAGCAGAAGTAATATCCTGTATTACTTTTTCACCTTTGGTCTCTGCTTCTGGCAATCCTACTTGTGTCATGCCTTTTTGTATAACTTGGCTAGGCATTTGTAATTTAGGAATTTCTGTTCCAGTTATTTTGCCAACACCACCACTAATTAAATTAATAAGCGTATTAAGTGCATCACCAGCAATAAGCGGTAATCCTGCTGCACCAGTTATTGCTGCTCTAGCAGTTAAACCTCTTTGGCGATTAAATTCTTCTAATAAATCTTTTGATTCGCCTTTAGTTGTTGGCTCTGCAAAATAGCCTTCCATTAGCTTTTGTGCTTGATCTGGTGTAGTTCCTTCTGGAACTTCAAACCTAGCTATTCTGCCATCAGGTAATTCAAATCTTGCTATTGGCATTTTATCTTCCTGTGGTTTCAAAACCTAAAAATTTAATTCCTTTTGCTGATGGAATACCTAAATCTGCTGCTTTTGGTTTAGTTTTTTCTGCAACTTCTGGTGGTTTTTTAATGTCCAATCCTTCAAATGGGTCATAAATAACATTTTTTGGATTAGCATTTTGACGAATTGCAGCATCTGAATAGAATGTTTTTAATGTTTCAAATTGAGCTTTTTGGCTATTAATCAATGCACCAGCAGCTTGGTCAAACTTATTGCGTTGATCTGTTGTAAGTCTTGTTCCCTCTAAGGCTTTATTATATTGTGCCCTAATTGATTCTGGAATACCTCTAGCTTGTTCAGCAGAAGCATATTCTCCTTCTCTAACTGTAGATCCTGGATCAAGAATTTTCATATATCCAAAGATTTTTGACATATCTCCTGGTGCTGTATCAGGAGCAGAAACAATCTTACGATAAGCCTGCGATATTTCTACATAAGGTTTTGCTTGACCTAAAAAAGATGTTCTTAATTTATCATCTTCAGCAGAACTTTCAGATGCTAACTTTGTTTTTGGTAAATATTTGACAATGTTAAGGTTGTCATCCATAAAAGCAATAGTATTACCAAGATCAACTTGTTTAAATTGTTTTTGTCCTGCTTTTGCTATTGATGCTTGTAGCTCTAAAAACTTTAATGGATCTTGTCCAATAGCTTCTGGAATTATTGCTTCTTGCAATTTAGCATAATCAATAACTTTTTTAGGAGCTAATGGCATTGTTAATGCACTAACAGTTTGTGGTGTTGGAATTTCACCTGTTTCTGTAGGAACAAGACCAAACTGAGGAACTTCTTTTGTAGCACCTTGAATAGCTGCTTGTAGTCTTTGTTGAGCATCTTGTTTTCTTTTGTACTCACTCAACTGAGAACCAATCAACATTTGCTTTAGCGTTCTGTCAAATGATTGGTTATATCCTTCCATGCCTGCGCCTAATGCGCTACCAAATAACTGTCCTGTGCTAATAGGCTCTCTTGTTCTGCCAGACTGTGCTAGTAAAGCAATAGCAGAATTTAACAAGGCTTGTTGTCCTGCATTGGACTGTATACGCTGTTGCTCGGCAGGACTAAGAATTTGCGAATAGTCTTGTTGCTGACCGAATAAGGTAGATAGATCAATTGCCATGTTTTATCCTAGTAAAGAATTTGGATTTCTTGGTTTTTGTAAAGCCAATAAGTTGTATAAACCTGAGTAATCAACTGCGCCTTGAGGCATTTGTTGTCTACCGCCCATCTGCATTTGTGGATAGGCTTGTGCTTGTTGTTGCTGACCACCACCTAATAAACCACTAGCAGATCTAATTCCTTGAATAGCTTGCATTGGTGATATTTTTGTAGGTGCAGCTTTTGCTGCTGCTGCAATCTCTGCATCTAACGCAGCCATTTCTGTAGGCAATGTAGTAGCAGGCACATAATTACCGCCAGGAGATAAAACAACTTCTGATGAATAATCAACTATTGGTGCGCCACCAGCTGTTGCGCCAACTGTTCCACCAAGCGTTGCTGTTCCTACTGGCAATCCTGTATTTGCTGCACCGACCATGCCTGCTGTAGTTGCACCTTCTGCTAATGCTGCTGCCTCTAACGCTGCTGCTGCTTCGGCTGATGCTGCTGCTGCTGATCCTGCTGCTGCTGCCTCTGCTGTGGTTGCGCCTGCTAGAACTGCTGCATCTGCTGCTGCTGTATAGGCTGCTGCACCGGCTGCTGTCAATCCAACAGTAACCCATCCACCAGGTATTTCTCTGTTAACAAAAGTATCTACTTCTGATAAACCTTTGCCTATGGGTTGTACAACAGCTTTTTCAACTTGTTCTACGACTCCACCACACATAATTAATCCTTTAAGTGTTTGACTGTATTAAAGCCAACAGTTTTATAACCTAGTCTCTCATAAAACTGTCTGGTTTTATCCATGTCTACTGCTGTTGTTTGTCCTAAATGCAAATCATCTGCACCCATATCTTTAGCCCATGTTTCTAGTGATTTTACTAGTTTAAGTGCCACTCTACTACCTCGATACTCAGGCAATACAAAGAACCCTAGATCGCTGACTCTTTTACGATTACTAAAGAAATACTCATGGGCTAGACCAGATATAAACCCAACAATTCTGTTGTGTTCTATTGCGATAAATCCGACTGCATTAGGATTCTTAAATAAATGTAGAATCTTGTGCTTTTCTGGTGTTGCGTATGAAAATTCTGCCTCGGCTACCATCTTGGTAACCAGTTCAAAAAACTCCTCTAAACGATGTAGGGTTAGTTTTTCTATTATCAGAAGAATCCACCACCTAATAATCCACCGAGTGCTGCACCGCCTAATGCGCCATAACCAGCACCGATTGATGGGAACGCTTGACCTAGTGCATAACCGCCTAGACCACCAGCAAGACCGCCACCAAGGATTCCTGCACCACGATTTTGGTAGGTAGGAGCATTTGTAGTTTGTGTGCCATAACTTCCTAATGGAGTGCCATAGACCGATGACAGATAGCCTTGGAGTTGTTGATAGGGCAACTGTTGTCCGAACTGATAACGAGCCAATTGCTCTTGTAGAGGTTGGGCAGCGATTGCCTCTTGCTGTGCGCCAACTTGGGCTAATGTCTGAGAAGGTAGGAATTGCTGACTGTAGAACTGAGGTGCTAAACCAGCTAACTGAGCCTGTTGTAACTGAGCCTGTTGCTGTAGCCCTCTTTCCTGTTGATACTGAGATCCAGCAATATTGGCTGTAATATCCCCTAGAGACCGCCCATAAGCCTCTGTAGCCGTTCCTAATGCTCGTTCCATAGATCCACTACCCAAACGACCAGACTTGCTGTAAAGGCTCGATATGCCAGGTAATACAGATTGGCTAAATTGTTGGGTTAGTGGGCGAGTAGCAGCCTCCATCATGGCTTGTTGGTAGGGGTTTGCATTTAAGAAACCACCAGCAGCCGTTTGTCCGACCTGACCCAAAGATGATGTATAAGCCTGTTGAGCCTGTTGTAGAACAGGACTCTGTTGGCGAGCAATAGCCTCTTGTTGGGCAATTGCCTCAGTAGTCGCAGCCGATGGGCTTACATAGGTTTGACCAGGAAAAAACTCTGGTTGCTGACCTGTAAGAAATAGACTCTGCGCCCTTTGCAAACCTTGGGTAAGGTAGGGCAATAGTGCTGGATCTACTGACGAGGTTTGGGTAGTTGTTGCCATAGTTTTATCCTACGATGATGTATTGAAAGTTAAGGTCTGAATGACCTGTGTTTCTGTGCGTAATTGTTGCTGAACCGCTTGTTTGTGCAGAAATGTATAAATGTGCCATTTCTGCTGCTGCATGACTAGAAGTTGGTGTAAAAAGAATGACTGAATCTTTGCCAATTCTGGCATCTGTAAGTGTTGTAGTTGCAGACGATTGTGTTAATGTAATTAAACCAGTATTGTTGGTTTTGCCATTCATAATCCCATTGACTACCTCTGCTACACCCCTAGGATCGCTACCAAATGTGGGTAAAGCTCTAAACATTATCTAGTTCCTAGTGGGTTTAAATCTATATCTATTCCTACTGCTGATGTCCAATTACCTGTAGGGGTTAATTGTAGACGATGATACCGCCCAATACCACGCACAGCCACTCTATTTTCGCTATCTGCTGCGGTCTGAGAACCAAATACTGTGGACTCTGATAAAAGCCTACGAGATAGCAAAGCAACGCTACCAGATCCATCATCTACGATGGGTTTAACCATTGTTATAGATGAGGTAGATCCTGGCACTTCTATATCACCTGTTTCTATGTAAGCTGTAGCGTTAGCACCAGAGAAGGTAACAATCTTTGCACCATCCACACCGGCTAACTGTAATCTGCCACCAAGCCAAAGTCGGCTATCAAAGGTGGTCAAAATGGTGTCTAGGTTTCCATAGACATCCATACCTTCTAAAGTAACGGCAGGGGTAGATGTAGATGCAATTCTGTCTACAGTAGTTGTTCCGCTAGTCCAACGCTGAGTCTGATAATTGTAGATTAACAAACTATCCGCAGTAGCTGAACTATTAGAGGCATATGCCCAAATAATTAACTTCTTTGTTGGGTCTACTGCAGCAGACATAAGGTATAAAGTACCTTCATCTACATTATCAAAAAAGAACCTGTTTACTTTTTCGTTACCAATTGGAACTACATTTTGTCCATCGCAAGCATAGAAACCATCATCGCCTAAGAAGAATGTTGTACCGCCATACTGAATAATTGAGTTAGCTTCATAGCATCCTAAGTTTCTGCTGATGTTGTCAAACTGAAATACTAACGGACTACCAACATAAGACATACGATGAATAGAACGATCCATTAATATCAGACCAAACTCACCACCTGTAACACCGACTACAGATCCACCATCGGGAATATCTTGGAAGTCTGCTTGGGTTGTTGCTGATGCTGTCCAAGAGGACTCGTCTCCCAACGCTGACCATTGCACTCTGTTTTGATAACTAGATTGATAGCCTGATACTACAAAGTCTCGCACTACTGTTACATATCTTGCTTCTGGTGCATCTGCTGCTAGGTTTGCAAATAAAGAAGAACTATTTAAGTTAAATCCCTGTAATTTATCAAAGCCATTAGCTGCAACAATTACATTACCAAATTGCGTAAATCTAAAACGCTGATCGGTAGGAGTTGTATAGTTTCCTGATTTGGACACATTGTTTAAATTTAATGTTCCAGAATCTAACTTAAATAACTTTGTAGAGCCACCAGCAAATACACTAGTAGCTCCTGCTGTTGTTTTGCCTGCAACAACATTGTTTAGGTTCTCAGATGCTGAGTTTGAGTAATTTACTACTGTAGGCAAAGCACCATACCCAACAAGTTTAGAGTAAACATTCTCTGCTCGTCTTAGACCATTAGTAATACCTGGCTGATCTGGAGTCCACTCCCCGAAATTTATTCTACTTATTGCCATTGTAAGTTTCCGCTAGATATTTGTGTCCAAGTAGTCGATGATGCTGATTGTGCTGTCCACGACTCTGATCCTGCTGTCTCTGCTGTCCATGTTGTATTGTTTGCTGATGTGGCTGTCCAAGATTCTGATCCTACTGTTTCGTCTGACCAATTATCGCCTAAGACATTACCACTTGCTACTACTGAGGCATTTGCTGTAATAACTGCATTAGCAGAGTAAATTGCTCGTGCCTGTGCATCTACATACGCATTGGCAATTATGATTGCTTCGCCAGAATACTGAACTCCACCAAGAGCTGTTACAGTTGCTGTGCCTGTTATTTCTGCAACAGATGTTCTAACCCGAATAGCCTCAGACTCTGCACTTGCATTGCCTGTAATTGTCGCATCACTTGTTCTAATTCGAATACCTGTGCTTTCAACGCTTGCTTGTGCATTGATAACAGCAGCTCCCACCAGTATTGCACTTCCTGTTGCATCAACTGTTGCTGTTCCATTTATTATTCCTTCGCCTACCAATACTCTAATAGCTTCTGCTATTACTGAGGCATTGGCTGTTATGTCTGCCGATGATGTACGGATAGCAGATCCACTAGCGACTACTGTTGCATCTGCGCTTATGTCTGCACTAGCACTTCTTGTTCTTTGTCCTTCTGCAAAAACAGATGCCTCTGCTGTAACGATTGCTTCGCCTGTGCGTTGGCGAACACCATCCGCACTTACTGTTGCGTTTGCTGTAATAGATGCAGATGGGAACTTAACACACAGAGTAGTCCATACAGGATCGTCAAAAGAGATATTTAGTTGATCTAGATTCCCTAAAGAATCCATATCCTCTAATCTCCAATCACCGCATACTTCGTCTGTTTCCCAAGTATGATCGAATGAGTATGGTACTTGCTCTAAAGTCCCGAACTGATCTAACTGTTCGAGAGTTAATGCCATTAAGCTAAGGTAACTGAGAGGCTACCAGATGCAATCTTAAATATGTCTCCTGTATCAATAGCCTTAGATGTTGTTAAAGGTGTGTGATACAAAAGATTGCCCGATGTCAACGCATCTAAGATACCGATATGGCTAATTGTTCCCCAAGAGCTTGTGGCTTGGTCAAAAGTAATGTCTGCACTCGTAACGCTTGCACCATTAGAAGGTGCGCCAAAAGTAGCAGATTTACGAGCATAAGACCCACCAGTACACTCTGTGCCTGAATTAGCATCTGTAGGATCGCTTGTATAAAGACCTACATAGACTGTAGCTGGAGAAGTAAAGGTTGTTGCTCGTAGAGTCGCATTAATTAGTGCGTTCTCTAGGTAGTTTGACATTTCAGCCATGTTTTTTCCTTATCGTGAAGTAACTCTCATTTGTAATGGAACACCAGAATAATCACCATTCTGATCTGCATTGGATATGTTTGTTATTGCTCTGTCATACAGGCTTACCCATGTCTGACTTCTAGCATCGTTTATTAGATATGGCTCTGCCTCTAAAAGAGATGCGTAGAGGAGAGCATCTGGATAATTAGCAAGAAATACATTGCTTGCATTACCAGTAGACAATACAGTAGGTTTAGCATAGTAAAGTATCTCCAATGTATAGGCTGTGTCTGGCTTTGGTGCTAATACAAATTCTGACTTAATAATTGTGTATGTTGTAGGTCTGCCAACTTCATCTGCCGGTGCATCTCTACTAAAAGCACTAGGAGACATATAGGTTAATGGTGTTCTTGGCGATCCTTGTACATTTAAGTCTCGTACCTCTAGAAAGTCTGTTGGTAACGCTACCTTTGCATCATTACCTACTGTTGGTGCAGTAGCAGATTGCAGCATCTGCCTAGTGCGTAATTCTCTTGCCATACGCATTTCTGCAAAACTAATAAAGTCTGGAATGACCGATGTTAAGTCAGACCTACCTAAGTAGTTTGCTACCGATGTTTTTAGATCGGAATAGTTGGTATAAGCCATATATCTCTCTTAATCTTTTGGTATTTCGACATTGTGCCATCCATAGACATACTGACCAATATGCTTAATTCCTTTTGATAAATCATGGTCTACCCAAGTGTCTATGCCTGAGTCTCTTGCCTTGATGCAGAAGTAAATATCTTCACCAAGCAACTTATTATTCTTTAACTGCTCAAAGTAAAAGTATGGCTTTTCCATCTTCTCAAAGATGCTTGTCTTTATCAACATTATCCCACAGCCAATACCATCTACTACTTCTATTCCTTCTTTTGCATTTGAGTAAACAGGCAAAAAGATGACTGAGCCATCCTCGTTGATCTGTATGTTCCTAGCTGTAGGAGATACAGGTTCTGCTCGTGTTGTCGCATTTACTCCAATGATCTCTTTTTTATGAGATAGTAGGATTTTTAAGGTGTCCTTTGGAAACCTCATGTCTGCATCGATAAAAAGCATATAGTCTGCTTTTATATCTATTGCGCTTTGCACCAGGCTATTTCTCTGATCGAATATCAGAGTTCCTTGTGCTGTAAATAAATCTATATCGTAATTAGTCGTTTTAACTGTATAGGTAAGCATTGCCATCATATCAAAGGCTGTTGCTACCTCCATCTGACCCCTTGCAGGGATACAAACTGCTATTCTCATACCTGACCCCCTCTGGTTCTAAAGACCTTGTTATCAGGGTCATTTAGCCACTTCTTGAGGGCATTTTGATCGGTAATGTAATAACCTCTCATAATCCCCTTTTCGTTGAGCATTTCAATAATCTCTAGGGGTAATGATGCTATCTTGTTCTTTGGATCGTAGGGATCATCTCCCCATCCTGTCTTTCCACTACGCTGATTGTATTGAGCCTGTGTGTGGTCAATAAAATCTGTTAAGTCTGTTTCTGTCTTGATAATAAGACCACCTTCGCCATCTGCGTAGGCTGTTTTTACTACTCCGTTTACTACACCTAAGTTACCTCGTTTACCGAGTTCTGACATAAAAACTCCTAGAAAGGGGGCAGGTTTTGCCCACCCCCTATTCTACATCTTATCTAGATTTTATCAAGACAAGTCAAACACACCGCCATGAGCAGCTTCGTTGCGAACTTCCAATGTCAACTCAGCCAAGATTTGTTTCTTCTCAGCATCGCCAACTTTAGCAATGTCGTTGGTCTGGAATGGGCGCAGATATGCTAATGCTGCATATTCTGGGTCAAGGATCAACGCATCACGAGTACGCATAAAGCGATTAGGAACGATCTGCAATACACCAAAGTCGGACTGATACAAATCAGCACCGGCTAGGATTGTTGCTTGACCATTCGTAGGCACTTGATAACGCTGTGCTGCCAAGCCTGTGAAGCCTGATACAACTTGCTTCTGTGCAGGGCTAACAAACAGAGTCGATGGTGTGCCACCGCTTTCAAATACTTCTTTGATTACAGTTTTGAGCAATGTCTCTGTAAATGTACGAGTTGTACCATCTGTACGAGTAGAAACACCAATGGTTGTTGGGTCTACACCAGTTACCGATGTGCCGTTAACAGAAGTATTGGTCTTGATGTAAGACAAGAGTGAACCCATCTTACGAGCATTACCTGTAGAGGCTGCTGTCTGACCTTGATTAGCTGTGATGATTGTCTCAATATCACGCTTGATCTCAGACGAGGCTTTAGCCAATTGGTATGCCATCTCAGACTTACGACCAGCAAGGTCAGAAGCCAAGAGAGTACCAGAAACCATAACTGTCTTACCAACGATCTGGGTGTAGTTACCGAGACGAGTTGTTGGGGTGATAGAGGCTTCTGTTGCGCTTGCACCTTCAACTAGAGCGTTAGCTGTAGTAGCTGATGCGAGTGCATCTGTTTGCCACTCATGGTAGACAGAAGTAGCTTTTGTCTTACCAATGGATGACATGATTGGGGTGTCGGTTGGGCTGATGTCATAGATAACATCTGTTAAGTCCTCACGAGCACCAATAGCTGTGTGGCGATCATATGCTGCCATAATAAATTTCCTTTATAAAAATCGTTCAAATAAGCGAACAGCATCCTTTTTATTGCCAGATTGGCGTAATACTGCTCGATCCTTTTTTACTGATTCCATCTCAGAGCTTTGAGGGTTGGAAGTGCCAGGTCTGATAGTCTTTGGCGCATTGGCTACTTTCTTTGTCGTAGCACCTTTATTTGCCATTAACTTCTCATACTGCATTGCTTTGTAAAGTGTTTGCACAGCACGACTGTCATAGACTTGAGACAACTCTTGGTCAGAGAAACCGATAGATTTAGCATAGTTCCGTATATCCCTACGGACTACTTCTGCCTTAACCTCATCCTTAAACTCAGGGATGGCTTCTACTAACTTCTGTTGCTCTGCTTGGATATGCTTTTGTAGAAGTGCTTGTTGGTGAGTCTGCTGTTCTTGTTGAACACGCTGTCTCTCCATCTGCACCGCTTGTAATTGCTTATCCTTCTCAACTTTCTCTGCCATTGCAACTGCGTAAGCAATAGGATCTTCTGCCTTTAATGCCGACAGATCTTCGTTCCCATTTTGCTGTTGTAGCAATTGTTCAATGACTTGGAGTCGTTGAGCATAAGTTTCACGAGTCTTTGCTGCTTCCTCAATCTTTATTCTCTCCGCTTCTACAGCCTTGCGTTGCTCTGCTAAAGATTGGGTCTTTTTCTGATAATCCGCAGTCCTACTGTAGCCATTTAAAAGTTCATCAAGGCTAACCTCCAACTCCTCACCATTAGCTTTCACTCGGTATTTGGGAGATTCCTCTATAACTTCTTCTTGACTCTCAGCTTCTTCCGCACTTACATCTTGCTCCTCGAACTCAGGTTCAGCAGAATATTCTTGCTGTTCCTCTGCACTAGCTTCTGGTTGGGCTTTCGCCTCCTCGGCTTGTGGTTCAAGAAAAGACATAAAAGCGTTAGCTGCACCACTAACAGAATTGTCTACACTCCCTTGTGGGTTGGTGTTTTCACTCATTTTTTCACCTTACAGGTTGTTAAAAAAACTTGATTCTCTTTTTCTCGATTTCGCCATCGTGTGCGATTGATCGGATAGAGGCTTCAAAATCTTCTATGGCTCGGAGTTTGACTAGGGCTTTTTCTCTGCCCTCTACATCATCCTCGTTAGAGCCAAATATATATGATTTATATACTTCCTTTTGAGTCTCTAATAACTCAATAAAGAACTCGTCTTGTAGTAGGGTAACTGCCCTATCTATTTTGCTCATCCAGGTATCCTGACATCACCAGTTAATTTAGCACCAACTTGGGCTGCTTTCAACTGAGCTTCTGCTTGGAACTCTGCTGTCTTGAGTTCTAGGTTAGCTGCTGCCTTCTCTCTTTCGAGTTGGATAGAGGCTTGTGCTTTTGCTTTAGCGATTTCGATGTCGTTTAGAGCTTTAGCACGATCTACTTCGATCTGTGCTTGTGTCTGTGCCATTAGCGCATCCATCGCTGGATTAGGCATTGGCTGTTGTGGCTGTGGCTGAGATAGTTGTTGATCTAGCTCTGGTGGAATCTCTTTAAAGAACTCCATCGAGTCTTTGTATCCTGCTGCCTCGATAAACTTACCGAGTGTATTGCGATACTGACCAACAGTTACTAACGGATTAGCAAAGCCTTGGGTTGACAAGATTTGCTCTTGTTTCTGCATGACCATTGCTGCCATAGCCATCTTCTGATCTTGGCTACCTGTTCCTAGACCAACATTGACTGTTACATCGTAGTTGTTCTTCCACTCTCTAGGATCAATTGAGACATACTTGCCTCTGAGTCGGATGACTCTTGGCTTGTCCTGATACTTTAGGAGTAGATGGAAAATGCCACTAAATAAGTCTTTTACACCTGTGTCGGCAAAGATTCTAGCAATCATCTCTATACGACCAGAGCCTGCTTGTTGCATCGCTGCAATCGCTGTGGCTGTGGTGTTTTGTAGAATGTTAGGATCTATACCTTGGCTTGTAGATGTAACACCTGAACGCTTCTGCAATACCTGATCCATGTAATCCAACATGGGGAAGGATTGCGATGCTGTTGGTGGTACAGATAAAGGTTGAACTGCACCTTGAGACTTAATACGCACTACACCACCAGGCGCAGAGGTTAATAAATCGTCTAGGTTTACTTGTCCATCTAGTGCAGTAACCCTAGGCATATTGGTCAAATATAGATTGTCTAGGATCTGGCGAGTAATTGTAGACTTGATAAGTTGGATGTCCATTGCTCTGTCTGCCAAGCTCTGACCAAAGAACTTGTGTGGCATAGGAATAGGACAAATACTAGCAAAAGGAATGTGATCTGCTTCTTCGTTATCGATGATCTGATCGCCTGCGTAGGTTACTTTACGCAACTCAGCGATACCATCACCATCAAAGTCTGTGCGGATATAGCACTCAAACACTTCTACTTCTTGCATCGTAAAGTCTAATGTCTGTGTCTCGTCTGGCATCTCTCCCTGACTAAACCTTGCTACTCTCTCAGGAGTATAGGTAAGGTCATTGTAAGAAGGCATCTTGTCTACTTCATCTTTAGGATAGCCAAGTGCAATTAAATCGCTTCTTGTCTTAACTGTGCGATGTGCTACAAAACGAGCATTTTTGATTGACTTGTCTCGCTTGGCAATCAAGAACTCCTCTGGAGGAACATTCTCTACACAAACACGACCTACTTCTTTTTTCTTACGAATAACGACATTGTAGGAAAGAATTGGCATACCCATAGGGTCTATACCTACTTCCTCTGTGTCTTGGCTGATTAGTTCCATCTCGCCATCAGCAAACAGAAGTGTTAGTTCTTCTGCGTTCAATCCCTTGTATTCTTCTTTGGTTGGTTCTTCTGCTTCTTCCCACCAATACTTAACAATTCCATTCTTTTGTAGAAGTGCATCTTTCATCCAATCGTGTAGGATGATGACACCATCGTTGTCGTTAAAGAACACATAGTTTGTGAGTTCTGTTGCTTGCTTGGCTAGTTCTTCGTCTCCAGGCATCCTTGGCTCAAAGCGACCCAATTCGTCTGATCCGGCAAAGATACGCATCAACTGAGGTAAAGCACCATCGACTACTTCGGCTACTTCGCCTGTAACAATCTTACTACGACCTTCTACTTCATTACCATAGTCGTACCGATTGTAGTAGTTGATTGCCTTGGTTCTCTGCTCGACTGTCTCAGTCTCTACATAGCCAATAGAATCCTCTATCTCCGCTTCGAGAATGACTTTTAATTTTTGCTCATCCATTTATACGATCCATGAAGTTTTAACTGTTATTGGCTGATCCCAAGTATTGTTCTGTTCCATACCTACTGCTAAATACCTAAAGGCATCGCTTCCATGACTTGCCCAATCATGCAAAGGTTTAGCAAAGAACACATTTTGTTTCTCGTTAAACTCTCGCCTATAGTTTCTTAGGCAGTCTAGCCCTTGCTTTATATGTGGCATATTAAACCAACATCTCGGTAATAGTCTGCGAACAGCCTGTATGCCATCGTCTACAGAAAGTCTTGGCAGAACCCTGACATCTAATCCTGATTCTCTCAACACTTCCAATCTGCTTTTGCCTGTTCCTAGTTCTCTTACTTCTACATCGTGTGGTAGGAGTTGCTCTGCTTTTTCCCACTTGTTATCTTTTAGCCAGTTGACATACCAATCTAGTCCTTGACCATGATTCTCTACATAATCTAAGAGTCTGACTTCTTGTCCTGTAACTTGTGCGACCCATAGCGCAGTCGAATCACCAATACCCAAATCCCAAGATACATAAGTCCTACAGAGATCATCTCTTGTAATCTCGCAAAGCCTACCTTTTTCTTCCAACTCATTAATCAGTTTTCCGTAATAGCTTCCCTCCACAGCAGCAGAGAATGAACACTCAAACTCCTGATTGTACTTATCCTCGCCCATCTCCTTCTTGGCAGCCCATAACTCTTTCTCATCTAAGAGTTTGGTTTCGCTTGCCTTGAACTGTAGAGCAGCCCATCCTTCTTCTTTACTAGCCCTGTCAAACAGTTCCTTGAAGTGGTTATTGCCCTTCGGAGTGCCGATAAATAAACACGACCCTTTTCTATCTGCAAGAGCCGGTCTTAGGATCTCGTTCCATATTTTTGGGTTTTGATCCCCTATCTCATCTAAAATAGCAAAATCAAAATATTGACCCCTAAGTGAGTCTGGGTTATCCGATCCGTAAAGTTGGATTCTTCTTCCGTAAAAATCTACTCTTAATTCCGCAATATTAACTGTTGCCTCTAGCGGTCTTACAAATTCTAAAAGGTAATCCCAAGCTACTCTCTTTGCCTGGCTATATGTCGGTGCAATATACGCATACCTAGGGTTAGGCTTGTCGTTCTCCATTGCTGCCTTTATCAGCGCATTTAGAGCCTGTACTGTCTTGCCCATCCTACGATGTGCTACTACGACAACAAAACGATTGTTGTCTAATGCCTCGTGTATCTGTAACTGAGGTTCTCTAGGCTTGTAGGGGATGACTACTCGTTTTACTTCGTCATCTGCGTACTCTACTTCTCCCAAGCGACCACCATCTTAAATATCTCGCCATCCGAGCCAGTAATATTGTTCTCGATTGGCAGTAGTCTGCCATAGATCTTATAGAACTCGCCTTGGTTCTTGGAGTCTGACTTAGCCCAATTGACCATGCCTTCTACTCCACCTAAGTCCTCGAAAGCACGAATAATGTTTTCTTTTGCCACTCTAGGGATCTTGTTTGTAGCTCCCTTTGGTCTACCAGCACCTGCTCGTAGTCCACCATGAGATGATTTTTCTGTCTCTAAATTATCAAGTTCTGTAGCGTTTTCCATTCCATTCCCTATGGGTTGATGGTTGATGATGTTGCTATTCTACAACAGATTTGTAATATACAAATGTAGAACTTTATGGTATTCTACAAATGTAAAGGGGGGGTTATGAAACAGTTAAAAATTATCCAACAGTCTCAATCTAATCTACAACTTGAGTTTAATAAGGAACTCTTAAAATCTGATGAAGATGAATTTATAGCATTTCTACAAGATTCTATTAAATTGCTTGAGTCTCAACTACTATCAATCGAGCAATCCTAGTTTCTTTTGTTGATCTATGTACTTGTAATAGTTTTCTATTACATTTTCATCTACAAGTTCTGAAACACCAGATTTTCTTTTTTCTAATGCGCCCAGAACCATATTTCTGACATTTCCTCTTTTGCCTGCAAATTCATCAGATAAGAGTCCAAATGTCTTTGGCATTAATACTTCTACAGGAACATTTAATCCCATAGAACCAAGATAATCAGCAGTAAAGTCTGTTGAATATGTTGGGTTTGCAGATGGTTTTAAGTGCATCCCACCTTCACCAGTTCTTAATATGGTATTACCCACATAACCCTTTGGTAAACCAAGCAACGCAGGATCTGTAATTGCATTTGTAATATCTTCTTGGTTGAATTGTAGATACTCTTGGTTTGCCTTTAAAGACATCCTATCGGCAAGTGCTTTTCTTAACTCTCCGGCAGTTGAATCAATACCCTCGCCTGTGTAGAGTTGCATACGACCTTCTTCTGACATTATGCCTTTAAAGTTTTTGAATGGTTGAGTTATAACCCTATCCTCACCAACACCTTTAGCAATTTTAAATTCTCTAATACTTTTATCTATATCTTTAATAAATGTTTTACTTGGATTTTTTGCATCAATTAAACTCAGATATATTTCTGTTGGCATCACAGAAAAGTTTTCTGCTCCAGAACCCATTGTTGTTGGCAAATGAATAATATTTCCAGTTCCACCAGCTTCAATGTTTTCTTGCCTTGCTGCTATGTCTCTATCTCTAATTCTTTTGGCAATTTCTAAGTTTGATGCTCCACCAATATTTTGTTCTATATGCTTAATGTCTCTTGCGTAATCTTGACCGCCATGAGTAACAACTTCTCTAGCTAATGGCTCATCTGAAATTGATTTTACTTTTACATTTCTACTTGTGCTATCCCAAGGCATAATCATTATGCTTGAGTCTTTTAAATCTTCTATTTTTACTGGCTTTTTTTCTGCCAATCCACCAATATTTTCTCTTTCAAACCTTGTGCCGACTAATGGATTTCTTTTTAGTGGCGTGTCTGGCAAATATATAGAGGGCATCATTCCTTGCCTAATCATATAATTTTCTATTGCCATGCCCGCTTGTGGTGCTAGTGCTTTTGCTCCTGCTACTGCTGCTGGTGCTGCAAATGGTGTTGCCATTCCAAGGTAAGATAAAGGCTCACCCTGTTGATAACCTTGTAGATACGCTGCTTGTTTAGGATCTAGCACAGACATATTTTGTCTTGCCGGAAGTCCATAAGCTGCCTCTGCCATTCCCTGTTGCTGTGGCAATGTAGGTGCGCCCAACAATCCACTAAATGCTGTAGGGTTTACTAATGCCCTTGCTGCCCTTGTAGGGATATCTAACAAGCCTTGTAACCTGGCTTGCGCCATGTCTAGTAGGCTTGCCATATTTATCCTTTTACGAGTACGACCTTCATGCTATCTACCATCCTAGGTAGGATTGTTAGCATTTGATCTGATATATTCATTTCTTCCGCTAGTTTGCTTTTTACCAACTGTAGTTCTTTTACAACAAACTTATCTTTCCATCCTAGATACCAATGCCAATCTGTATAGTAGAGCCAACTGTTTTCGTTAAATGCTCTGACATGGGTTGGGTCTTGCCAAGCTCCTAGGCTTAGATCGTATGGCACTTGTATGTGGAACTCTCCACCTTCTACAAGTAGATCCTTGCAGTTTGTCATTGCCTTTACTAAGTCTGGGATATGCTCTAAAACATCGTTTGCTGTAATGCTGTCAAACATTCCTTGTTCTACTTTTATCTCTCCAAATCGTGTAGAGATTGTTTCTTCCCAAGGAACTTTTGTAATATCTAGTACCCAATCAGGGTTCTTGATTGCTTGTATATCTGCGTTTAGACAGTCCTGTCGGAAGTCTTTTCCGCTACCTAAATTCAAGTGCCTTGGATATGAACTCATCTATGTTTTCTGAACAAAGTAAAGGTATAAGTTCTTGGATTCTATCATCTGGTAGATCCCACCAGGCACTTTTGTTTAATTGCTCGATCTGTTGATCTGTAAAGCGTTTCTTAATTATCTTGGCTGGATTGCCTGCAACTACGCAATAATCAGGAACATCCTTATGCACTACTGCTTTAGCTGCTACTACTGCTCCGTTACCGATCTTGACTCCAGACATAATGGTGCATTGAGAGCCTAGCCATACATCGTTGCCGATGTGTATATCGCCCTTAGTGCTTGGGTGTCCTTGCCCATGCCACTTGAATGTGTCTTGGTTTATGTGTCCGAATGGGTAGGTTGTTACCCAATCTGTTCTGTGATTGCCACCAAGGAATATCTCTACATTGTCTGCGATGCTACAGAAAGATCCTACATGGAGCTTTGATCCTTCTCCCCAACTACGAATGATTAAGTTCTCTAGTCCGTAGCTATATCTCACCACTTAACCTTGTCAGCCCAATACGCTGCACTCATCTTACCTTTGGCGATGTTGCTTGCATGACGAGCCTTAAATGATTTCTGTCTTGCTTTGCCTGCCTCGGTCTTAGGATTAGCACCTGCGCCACTTACACCTTGCTGACCAAATCGTATTGTTTTAACCTTATCACCCTCTTTTGCCACGACTACATGGCTTTTAGTAGGGTGGTTTGGTGTTCTTTTAGGCGAATTAAATCCGCTAACACCCATTCTTTCTATGATGCCTGCTGCCTCTCGGACTTTCACTTGCTATACCGAGCCGACTTACCAGCAGAACTTAACGCAATGGCGATGGCTTGGCGAGGATTCTTAACGACCTTCTTGGACTTACCAGAGTGCAGTTTGCCCTCTTTGTACTCGCCCATGACTTTGCCGATCTTCTTCTGTGCCTTGGTCATCTTCATTTTTTAGCCTTTAGTGGTTTAGCTGTCTTTGCTGCTTGCTTGAAAGCCTTGGCTGTTGGTGCGCCTTTTGCACCAGGTTTACGCATCTTCTCGCCTGATCCCTCAGCTATCCTTTTTCGCTTTGCTGCGATATTGCTGTAGAGACCCTGTTTCAATCTTCTTCCCCTTCGTATTCTTCTTCTTCTGCGCCCATAGCTTCCCAAGCCATACAGCCTCGTTCACCTTTGCAGACAAAATCGAATATTTCGCAATGACCCATATCTTTAGGAACACCGCACTTGCTCATTTCTTCGCCTGTTTCGTAGTATTCACAGGCTTTACATTTGCCTTCGCCATCCTTACGATCACCATATTCGGCTGTTAGGACTGCTTTTTTCATGTTGCCTTTGTTAATATCGGCATCCATTGTAGATAATGGGCATGATTCTGTATCGGATTCTAGGAGACCGCCTTCTTTTTTCTCAGCCATCTTGGGTTCTTTACCCAACAGACCGATCATAATGGACATACCCTTCTTTTCCATAGCTCACCCTAGTGTAGAAACAGCAAATTTTGGGTGCAATTACCCAAGAAAATTATACAAGTGTTTTTTACTTTTGTGAAGTAAACCATCGTTGATGGAGTTCTGGCATATTTGCTTTTATCCATGTCTCTGCTTCTTGTTGGTTTTTGCCATGATCCATACCGATGGTCTGACTTCCGACATGGTGGACATAAGACCGGCTGACATAGTTTTTGTATCCGTTTGCTTTGATTTCTAGACATTGGATGTCATCCGAATACCAGTTGATAGGCTTGTAGTCTACCCACTTGTCCTTGTGAATATAACCGAATAGAGGAGAAATAATTTCTGTGGGAATTATTTTTCTTTCTTCTACATATCGGATGCCTTCTCTTTCTTTGAAGGCTCGGATGTTTTGGTATCCACGAACATAGTCCGACTTAGCCGATACCCAAGCAGTATCCTCTGGCAAAAGTTCTACATCTGCCATCAACAATTCATAAGAACTAGGGGTTAATACTATGTCATCGTTTGCCACGATTACTTCGTCAAACATAGAGTAGGCAAGACTGACAATATGGTTGTAAGAATCGCCAAAGTTATCCCCAATGTTTTGGACATTGATGGTTTTATGCCTAGGAAGCCTTAGATCGCTTCCAGAGACGAAAACAGCAACATCCTGTGGCACATACTGGTCTATGCTTGCTAACAGCACAGGGAGGCATTTAGCAGTCTTAGTGGCTATTACGATTGGTACATCTCTCACAGACGAATCTTTCGTTAATCCCATGATTGTAGATTTCGAAAATCCCATTCTCGGTTGTCTTTTTCTCCTGACACCTTGAGCAGATCCGCATAGTCTTTAGATTTGGCTTTCTTATCGAGTTGGTCTTGGAGTCGTTTTTTTGCATTGGTTAAATCTGTCTCTAGCCTTGTTGTTGATTTTCTTAGGTGGTGGGCTAGTTGATTCTGACTAGCATATGGATGGCTCACATAACGAGCTTTTAATACTTTTCTGAGTTCTTGGGGTAAACCCTTAATTGCTTGTTCTATTGCTTCCCCATCTTGATGGTCTGGCTCGTAGTGTGGTTCTTCAGGTGCGTAAAGATTGCCGAGTTCTGGTATATAGTTTTTCTCAAACGATCTACAAGTTGAGTCAGGCTGAGGCACTACAGTTCCCCAAGAAACATACCAAGCCCAATTTCTAAGACGATCTTCTAGACCCATCAATAATCCTTAATTATATGATTGTATAATTGTAATCAAATTTTCTGTATTATTTCAATATCTTAACTACTTGTAGAGATGAAATGAAAAACCAATTTGGGTTTTACCTAACAGACCAACAGTTTGCAGATAAATGGAAAGAGTTTCCTAGTCCAACTCTTATGGCAAACGAGATTAAGATGAGTCCTAGGTCAGTACAGAATAGGAGAAGGTCTGTAGAAATAAGATTAGGTGTAAAACTAGAAACCCTAGTAGATTTAAGAGCAGAGCATAATAAAAACCAAAAAGAACTACGCATTGCTAGATTAAAAGAAGAAAACGAAAACCGAATAGAGCAAGCACCAATCTCAGTTAGAAGGGGTACAGCACTTGATAAAGGTCGTATTATTGTTTTTAGCGATGCCCATTTTTATCCTGATGACACTACTACTGCTTATAAAGCACTTCTTAAATTTATTGAATATTTCAAGCCGAATATTATTGTTAACAATGGCGATTCTTTTGATGGGGGCAGCATTAGTCGTTTTCCTCGCATCGGTTGGGATAAAAAACCTAGCGTACAAGAGGAGCTTGAGGCTAATAAACTCTACCTGGGCGAGATTGAAAAGATAAGACCAGCAGGATCTAGGCTTATCTGGTGTCTTGGTAATCACGATGCTCGATTTGAGACTATGCTTGCTGCACAAGCCTCTGCCTATGAGGGTGTACAAGGGTTCTCGCTAAAAGACCACTTCCCTTTATGGGAAAATTGTTGGAGTTTTTGGGTTAACGAGGACACAGTTATTAAGCATCGGTTTAAGGGTGGGCGATACGCAGGCTATAACAACGCTGTAGCAGCCCAAACAAACATCATTACAGGTCATACCCATGTTTTAGCTTGTCAGCCCATTACAGGTTATTCTAAGACGATTTGGGGGGTTCAGACAGGCACATTAGCCGAGCCTAATAATATGCAGTTTGCAGACTACACCGAGGATTCTCCGAAAGATTGGCGGTCTGGCTTTGTTATGCTGTCTTGGGATGAGGGTCGTATGCTTATGCCAGAGATGATCCAAGTATATGGAGAGGATCGTGTCGAATTTAGAGGAGAGATTCTAAAGGTATGAAACTAACCTCCACTATCCTAAAGAATATCTACAATATGCTTGTGGTGTGTGAGCCTTTCGATAAGTGGAATATGCCTTTAGCAGCACAGATCAAATTTATAGTTAATGCAGATCCCGATGTAATGGGAACTTATATGTATGATGATGGAGAGAAGTGGGAACATACCATTACTATCTCTACTGCTAGGTGTGGTTTTTTAGAGACAGTTATTAGGACTATGGCTCACGAGATGATCCATATGAGCTTTTATCGTAGGAAGGGTAATAAGTGGGCGCAACATGGTAAAGAGTTTCGTTCTCGTTGTTTTCGTGTGGGACAAGAACTAGGGCTAGATCCCCTAGAGTTATAACTTTACTACAACAAGTCCTCGTTCAAAAAGTTCACCAATGGTAGCTCGGTGCGCTTGTTCCCACATCTCAATCCTTGCGACTTTTGTAAGTGTGCTAGATGTATCGGCTTCCGCATGGCAGCGAAAACAGAGGCTGGCAATGCGAAAATCGGATGACTTAAGTCCACGACCTTTGCCATCTCGTAACTGGTTGGAATGTGCAGCCACGACAGTTCCATCTTCTATTCCACAATGTTGACATGGTAATAGTCTAGCGATTTCTAGCAGTTTTTTGTTTCTATACATTTACCGCTTTGGTATAGGCTTGGATGCGTTTAGCGACAACGACCAGTTCCTCTGATGCCAATAGTGCTTGTTTGTATTGGTTCTTCAACATACTGTCGTGATACTCTCGTTCTAGTTTTTTTAGTCTTAGCACTAATTCTGCATAATCAATCATTAATGGTTTCCTTCTAGTCCTGTTTTTTTATCTAATTCTGCTCTGAGCATAGCATTTTCTTCTCTTGTTTTCTTTAGCAACTGAGATAAATGATGTGCTGTTTTTAGCATTTCTTTATACCTATTTAGGTATAAATTGTAATTTGTAGAGTCCACTATTTTGTACCAATCTTTATAGAAATGTATACTATGAGAAACACAATTAATGCCCAGATGTAGACAAAGTCGCTATCGAGCATGATTATCTACAGATCGGTTAGTAGCCTCTAAACTGCGCCATATCTCGACTTTGAGTTGTGCAGCAGTCAGCATCCATTTAATCTTTTCCTCGCACTCCACAGCCTCTTTTAAGCCCTCTAGTAGCCCGATATACTCTGGGTCTGCATACGCATCTACTTCTGCTGCTGCGACAGACTTAGCCGATGACTTAGACATCAGAATACTACGCTTAGACTTTAAGAAGTTTTCTAAGTAGATTCTGTTTGCCTTGGCTTTAGCAAAATCTCCCGAATACTTCATTATGTACTCTACTGCTTTTGTTGGATCTATATCCATTTTCCCCATTCTCCCTTGTTACCTTTTTGCCATTGGTCTGCAAATAGATTTAGTAATTGGCTATCGATTTGGTGTTTCGATAGATATTCCCTAAACTTCTGCAAACCCCAAGCTGCTCTCCACTTACAGAGTTGCCGTACTGCCGATCTTTGCCGAAAGTCTGGCTCTGAACTGGGCAAAAGATTCTCCTGCATATGGGTTTAATCCTAACTCTCTGCCTTTGGCTAAAGTAAGTTCATCGCTTGCATACCAAGGTAAAGGAGGTCTTTTATTCTCTTTCTGCTCGATAACAAGCTCATCCTCAAATCTTTCCTGATTTAACCAAGTAGATGCATGAGGAATAAACTCCCAATCAGTTCCTTTTGCTGACCAATACTTACGATGCTCTACTATTGCCTCTAGCGCCTTTTGTTGGTTGTCTAGGCTTAGTTTTTCCCACGATCTTTTTGCTGTTAGCTTTCCTACTTTTCTTGGATATTGCGACCAAAAGTTCTCGAATTTCATTTTCCCTTTTCCCTTTCATGTTTTCTATTGCCTTCACCAACATACTTTCTAAACCATGTTGCAACAACATCTTATGACCCTGACTATCAAATACTACCTCTACATTAGCAGAGCCATCTATGTTTTCTCTAATCCGTTTGATCTGTATCAGCATCTATCCACACCTTTATGTTTTGATTAAAGTCTGCTTTCATAAGAACTGGCTTATTTAAGCAATCTAGCATTTTATACAAAGTCTGTTTTACTTCTTCTTTATCTTCTCCCATTACACCAACACCTCTTGCTGTGTACAGATAAGGCTCATGGTTCTTATCGTAAAAGACCTCGCACACCTCAACCCAAGGCTCTCCATCGTTCTCGTCTGAAAAGTCTACCACTCTATGATTCCAATGCATTATTTACTCGCCAAGATGTAAAGACCAACATTACTAAACGCATACCCTGTATATACAACTGCCATAGGCATATTCCCTTTTAGGGCTTGTTCACACCCAATATAGGCATAGATTAAGCCTGTAACGATAATTAGCCAAGCACTCATTTTTTTCTCAACGCTATATGCTTTTGTAAGATATGCCAGAACTCAGATTTTATTACTTTCATTTTTTCCCCTAAAGTGCATGAAACTTTAATAATCTTATACGAGTTCTACAAATAAGTCCTAAGTATTTTCCCTAATGTGTCGTATTTGTTCCATTAACAACCTTTAGGTAGTGTTTATATAACAATATACAACTTGTAGGTAAATATTTAAATAACTATACATCTCGTACATATTTTATATATATCAATCCTAACTTGTATAAAAAAGTAGCTTTTGTATATATTTTGACAATACTCTCCTTTAGGTGATATGCCTTATCAACCTGATCCATCTGTTACCAGACTAATCCTTCCTAAGATAATGTTCAATCATTTGTAGACTTATATATCACCCTTGATCTACAAATTTGTGCAGTACCCATTTAAGTCTGCGAGGCTTGCCATCCTAGTAGTGAGCCTATCTTTTCTTCCACGCTGCCGATATAAGCACTTAATTTCGCTTGGAGTGCGAACGCAGAAAACAAAAAACCCTTAAAGGATGTTCTGAGTTCGAACCCTTTAGAAAAATGTGCTTGCATAAACACTTTGCTAAAGCCTCAAAACACCCATTAAGGGCATCTTCCACAGGGTTCGAATCTGCGATAAGTAAATTATAAACCAAAACTTTCAAACTCTCAAACTTCTGAAAGTTTAGAACTCAAACTCTTTGTAGTCATACCTCCCATTTTCTTTTTTGTACCAGCCGAAAACCAAGACACGCCAGTTTGACCTTAAAACTTCTGGCAACATAGGCGATTCGCTTATTTTTTTTATCCGAGTAGACATATTGCTTTTGGAAGTAAGTTGGATGGCAACAGTCTCTCCGTTTCCAATAGCCAATATGTCGAATATGCCAAACAAATCTTTTTTTCGTTTGGTAAAAGCGTTGTACGATTCCACGACATCGCATTGATAGCCTCTTTCGGTCATTAGCGCAATGGTGCGCTGATTAAGACTAGCCAAGATCTTCTGCTGTAATCTTGCCCTCAGAAGCCTCAATAATGGCTTTGTGGTGCTTTTGTGGGATGCTGTTACGCATTGACCAGGCATAGACAGTTACATACTTCATGCCGAGCTTGTCTGCTATATCTTTGTAGCTGCCAAATACTTCTAGCAATTTATCAAAGTGTTGTGTTTTTACAACAGTATCCATATCTTCTCCTTTTGTAGATCTTTGATTCTAGCCTAATTCTGTAGAAATGTAGATATTAGGGTTTGTCCTAGTATAAATATTCTACAAATCTCTACAAATCGTGTATAGTTTCTACATAAGCAATGTTGCTTATTTCTTGTGAAAGGGAAAAAATGAAGAACTGGCACATGGTAGTAATTGGAATCTTATTGATTATCTTTGCTCAAATTATGTGGTACGCAACAGAAAAGGGGATTGTATGAATAACGAATTTTTGCCTGACTTTGAGAGCAGACCTTGTTTTAACGAACAAGAGTATTTATGGGAGAACTACATGAAGAAAGGTGCTGACTTAGATGTACTTGATGTAGATAACTTTGTAGAGTATCTTGGTAAGGCAGTAGAAAGTAAGAAAGGTGCTGAGAAGTGGGAGTTGTATCGCCAATACGCAGAGAAAGGTGATTGGCATAACTTTGGTCGTGCAGTTTATTTTTTAGTCCACGATCATATTGAAGATGAGTTGCTATGAATAAAGAACTTTTTTTACATTTAACTTGTTTTATTAAAGAATCAAACCCAAGCAAAGAGGATTATTTGTTACAAAAAGAAATTCAAATTGCTAAACAAAAATATAGAGATTCAATAAAAGCAAAATATTTTTGTTGTTATAAAGCAGATTTATTTTTAGTGAAAGAAATTTTAAAGAAAAGGGGAATGTATGAGTAAATATTTAGAACTGCGTAATGTAGATGTATCGGACAAGGTAGAGAAGAAAAATGGTTTATCTTATCTGTCTTGGGCATGGGCTGTAGACACATTGTTACAACGAGATCCACAAGCTACTTGGAGTTATGGCACTCCTGTAGCGTTTGGTGAAACTGTAATGGTATTTTGCACAGTCAATGCATTTGGTAAGTCTATGACCGCACAGTTGCCGGTAATGGATTACAGAAACAAAGCCATCGCTAATCCAGATGCGTTCTCTGTTAATACAGCTATGCAGCGTTGTCTAGCGAAAGCAATTGCTCTACATGGTCTTGGATTGTCTCTTTATGTCGGAGAAGATTTATGGGATGATATAGAGATAGACTCTACAAGTCTTGTAGAAAAGATTGCTAAGTCTGCTGATCTTGTAGAACTCAAGGTTAATTTTGCCTCTGCGTACAAAGAAGTTGCTAAAGACAAAGAGGCTTTGAAAAAGGTGAACGATGCCAAAGAAAAGAGAAAGGCAGAATTAAGTGAGACTAGCCAATGAACAGCCAGATAATGTATGCCTTGAGTGTGGAGACAAATGGGGTATCCACAGACTCAAGAGTTCAGAGAGCCATCGTGTATGGGTAGACCAATGCGATGTATGTTTAAAACTCACAGCCGTAGCAGATGCCTCGGAATATGGATATATGAAGGATGGATGGGATGGAGAAAAAGTGGTGTCATAGTTGTCAAGTTTTTCGACAAAAAGATGGTTTTAAGTTGGTAAAGACAGGAAACAGAAACAAGCCTGTAATGCGCTGGAAATGTGAATTTTGTTTAAAAAGGGAATCGGAGAGAAAATATGGCAAATAAATTTTTTGAAAGAGCTAGAAAAGTAGCAAGGGATATAGACGATGGGGTTTATATCTACACCCCAAGCAGCACAGATATTACGATTAGATGGCGCAAACTGTATGGCTATGTGCCTGCAAGTGAGCAAGCAAAGTATCAAAAGAAATGGGCAGAGTTCAGGGCATTAACCACCAGAACTTTGGAAAATGTACAAGCACCAGAAGTGCCAGGAGTCGTGCAATGGAAAAAGTGGCAAAAAGTTTAGTAACAATAGGTATTTACATTTTCTTACCTTTTGCGATAATTAAACAATCTTGGGAATTAGCGAATACCTGGATCGAGGAAATTATTAAATGAGAAACAAGCATTGTATGGATGCGTTCTACAAGACCCTAAAGGAGATAGATATTCCTTCTGGTCAGTCTATGATCTGTGAGCATTTTTTTGCTTGTGGATGGGATGCAGCCATCGATGCTTTGTCTATCGCATACCAAAGGCAATTTGAAGAAGATGGAGTCGATACTCAGCTTATTAGGAGAGAACCGCAAGAGCCACCATCAGACGATGACAAGGAGTGATTGGTATCCTGTATGCTTTATAAAGAAAGACTACCAAGCATGGAAGTATTATCAGAGGTGGGCTAGCGAGGTATGTAGTGTGTGCGATGATTGCACAGACGAGTATCAGAAGAAGATGAAGAAAGAAAACAGATGTTTTATGGGGGAATGTATGGAGCTATCTAGCAATAGTCGTAAATATGCAAAATGAACCAGTTTCTCAGGCTATTATGGTTGTTCGTGAAGTAGAGCCATATAAGTTTGATATACAAATAGAAGGATCTGATTTATCCTTAGAGGTGTCTCAGATCATGGTGAAGTTCTTAAACGATTGTTTAGAACAGATCCACAGAGATACAAAACTGCATTAAGTGAATAGGGGAATGGGAAAATGGAACAAAGAACAGAAGAATGGCATCTTGCTCGTCTTGGAAAAGTAACCGCTAGTCGTGTTGGTGATGTTTTAGCCAAGATCAAAACAGGCGAATCTGCATCTCGTAAGAACTACAAGATGGAACTGGTCGTTCAACGACTGACAGGACAGCCACAAGAGTCTTTTACTAATGCTGCAATGGAATGGGGTACTGCCACAGAGCCACAGGCTAGGATGGCATACGAGGCTCATACAGGCACTTTCGTAAAGGAGGAAGGGTTCGTAGACCATCCCACGATAGAAGGCTTTGGATGCTCTCCTGATGGGCTTGTAGGAACAACTATAAATAGCGAGCAAAATTCCGCTTTTATGGTAAGTGGTTTAATTGAGATTAAATGTCCTAATACCGCAACGCATATCGAGACAGTATTGGAGAACAAAGCTCCAAGTAAATACATCCCACAAATGCAATGTCAGATGGCAGTTACAGGTGCTAAATGGTGCGACTTTGTATCGTTTGATCCTAGAGTTCCAGAGGATTTGCAGTTGTTAGTAGTGCGAGTCGAGAGGGATCAGGAGTATATCGACTCAATGGAAGTAGAAGTAAAGCAGTTTTTAAGCGAGGTCTTAGACCTATTTAACCAATTGAAAGCGAGGCAGTTATGTACGAAATGAAAGATGGTAGTTTTAGCCTATTTAAGAATGACAAGAAGCTCACAGAGAAACACCCTGATTACAAGGGGTCAATCAAGATTAATGGAGTTGAGCATTGGTTTGATGCCTGGTTAAAAGAAGGCAAGAAGGGGAAGTTTTTATCTGGGAGGATTGGCGATCCTAAGAAACAAGGATTTACTCCCAAGGGAATGGATGAGATGCCAAAAGATAGTGGCATTAAAGATGACGATATACCTTTTTAGGGATAAAATTATGAAAAAGATTGCTATAGGATTGTTAACATATTTGTTAATAGGTAGTGCATATGCTTGTCAGACCACTACAATTATTAGTGGCGATAAGATTATAGTTTGTACTGTTTGTGGCAGTTTAATTAGTTGTATGTAACCCCCCGATGAGATCGGCATCAGTAAGCGCAATGCTTACACCCTTCACAAGGAGTGCCACCCCCCTACCGATTAGGGTGGCTTTATGACCTTCCAAACAGACCTACAGAGGGGTTTAGAGATAGAGGAAAGGGTCTTGGCTATCCTACGCAAGAAATACCCTTGTGCGACCCTTGTAAACGCTTTTAAGGGGTACGATATATGGATACCAGAGATAGATAAGGCTGTAGAGGTGAAGTTTGACCCGATGAGCCAACGAACAGGCAATATCGTTGTAGAGATAGAGATGTATGGGAAGGACTCAGGGCTAATGGCTACCCAAGCTGATTACTGGGTTTTTTACGATGGACAAATGTTTGTCATCATGCCGGTCAAGCACATATTTAAGTGCATCTTCCTAAGCAAACTACAGTATGTAGAATTTATAGGGGAGGGAGATAGTCAGATCAAAAAGGCTTTCTTAGTAGATAAGAATACCTTGTTTAAGTACGGAAAGATCCTATGATAGGTACAAAGCCATTTCGTCTTTGCGCCTATTTGTAAGCCCTTTTAATTCTTTACCACCGGCTTTATTCCACTTTAGAAACTCCTCGGCAGCAGACTCAAACTCACCCCGATTGTGTTTCATCCGAAGGGTAGAATTTTGGAGATTACCGAGTCCAACATTGAAGGCGAAAGACACAAGTGCGCCAAACCGACCAGGAGTAAGCCCACTAGGACATAATCGTTGAACTCCGCTTTCAAACCGCGCCAAATCTTTAGCAAGAATTTCATCTACTTCCCCCATTGTTAAGACTCGATCCCATCCGCTAGGGATAGGTAAAGTTTTTCGTTCTGCTAGTGGCACTTTAGCATGACTAGGATCTATAACATGACCTACACCAACAGTCCAAAGTAATGCAGGGCATTGGTAAGGTCTTTGTTTTACACCCTCGTGGTGCTTAATCATCTCAATTACTTTATGGTCAATCACTTTTTGAAAGCCTGTGTACCAAACCAAAATGAAACAACAGATGCCCAAATAATTTGAGTTTCGTTATCCCATAAGAGATTGAGAGCTACATCGAATGGCACATCTTTGTGATAGGCAAACCAGAAGCCAAATACTTCTACAAAGGCAAACATAAGGAATAAACCATATGTTATTGCTGGTCTAACCATCGCCCTAGCATTAGTTACCCATTGTGCAGCACCCTTACCGATTTCTATATCGTGTGCGTACAAGGATTGTCTTTCTTGTACTTGGGTTTGCATAGCAACTTGCTCGGTTCTTATTTCTTCTACACGAGCTTGTGCAGCGTAACCTTTTTCTAACAACTCCATCTCTCTTTCGGTCTGGAGTCTAGCAAGTTCTAGTTCGTGTTTCTTGTCTGATTTGTCTTGGAAGAATCCTAATAGACTAGGTAACCCACCAGTAAGGAATGAAATAAGTGTAGTGAATAAAGTAATCATTTAATGCCCCAAGTTAAATACCAAGCGATGACCGCAGCCAACGCATAACACATCCACATAACTCGCCTAACTTCTGCCAAATCTTTCCTAAATTCATTTTCTATTTCCTTCTCTTGTTTTTCAATCTTGAGTTTAATAGCCTCTACTTCTGACCATCGTTTTTGACCATGATGTTTAACAAAGTCTTTCTTGACCTGTTCTTCTTTTATTCTTATATCTTCTTGTTTTTGCCATTGGATCATGGCTCGTTTGAAATACTGCTCTTTTAGGACTTCTGCTTCTCTTATCTGCCTTCTGCGTTCTAAAGCTTTCTGTTGTGCTACCGAGGCTGCTTCTTTTTGGACATCCTCGATAGATGCACCAATAGCCTTGCCTGCCTCTTTGCCTGTCTTTACGCTTTCGCTAAATGACTTTGCACCCTCTAAAAACCCAAATTGATCGGACATAGTTCATAGGCTTAATTTAATTTCAAAACAAGAGTAAGCAGAATAGCAATAATAAATCCAGCAGAACCTATTAGGATCTGTTCTAAGCGTTTTAGCCTAGCATTTATACCTGTATAGCGTTCAGCACAGACAGCCTCGTGAGCAGACAAGGCTGCCTCGTTTTTATCTATTGTTGCCATTATTTATCCGATGGAAAAGACATATCCAAAGCAATCAGTTGTTCTACAGTTGTAACCGCAGAGATGCTTGCTTCCAACTCGGTAGCCTTAGCTACTACGCTTGCACGATATGTAGCTACATCACTAGGAATATCTACATTGCGTTCTGTTTTACGGATTACCATCCAATCAGTCTGAGCAAGAATAGTTCCAGCAGTAGTCTTTACTTGAGAGATAAAGTTAGACTTTAATCCTTTTGTTACTAATCTCTCTGTGCTATCGACCATTGCTGGCTTTCCATCTACTACACCTAATACTTTGACATACATAGGATTACCATCTTGGTCTACTTCTAATTTATCCTCTAGTGCTTTAGGATTGTTGATGTCTCCACTCCAGTAAAAGCGATCATCTGCTCTAACAGGATCAGCTTCCCATACTAGACCGATAGCTTCTTTATCTTCTTCTGAAGCCAAGCGAATCCAGTTAGCAGGGTATTGAATGTCATTGTGTGTAAAGGGTGTATCCAGTTGGATAGTCTTTGTTCCTAGTTTAAAAGGCATAATAGTTCCTATCTTGCGTTAGCGTATTTAAAGGGGTTTTCGGCAAATGCCATGTAGATGTAGGTAAAACTTGATGAATTGCCAAAGTTATTGGAATTTCGTTGTTTAAAACCATTCGATAAAATGTCTATTGAACCCGGAGCAGATACGGCTTCTGCACCGCTTGTATTAGGTTGTAATAAAGCATCTGCAACATTATATGTATTGCGTTTTGCATCATAAATTGCCCAACCATCTATGCCATTTGCTTTTTTGTAAAGAACAAACGCTGGTCTAAATCCTGTATATATAAAAGTGCCATCAGCAGAATCATTCCCTGTGTATGAGCCAAATGCAGAGTATCCAGCGACTTGTGCAAAGCAGTAGGCTACATAAGTATTAGCGCTGGCGTTAACATCTACAGAAGTTCCAATACTAAATACAGTTGATGTTGGGGATGTATTGTTCCATGCAGCACTTTCAGCAGTTGATGCGCTTGTTTCATCAAGCCTTAGTCTATTTGTATTTCCAATTGAAATGTGATAAACATACCAATTGCCAGTATTACTTCTGCGCTTAACAATATACATAGATGGTGCTACACCCAAGCCATGCCCAACTGTTGATGCGTTTGTTCCATTACCTGTATAAGTAACAATACTAAATCCAGCAGTTGTATTAGCACTTACTGTAGATGTAATAGTACCTGCTGTGTTGGTTACGGCTGTTGCGTTTGATGCTCGCCATTGCCAGCCAACATAAGATGAGCCATTAGCATTTACATCACCATCAGTTCCAACAGTAAACCCATTTGAATTAAATGCAGTTAATATCTGTGTGTAACTAGATTCTGCATCTGTTGCATTTGATGTTAATTGTTTTGATGTTCCTGTAATTGCATTTGTGAGCCAATGATAAGTTGCAGAACTTCTATTTTTTAACCATACAAAATCAGGTTGCATAGAACCGCTATTAGTTACTGCCAAAGAACTTCCAGTTCCAGTATAAGTAGTAGCATTAAAATACTTATTCGCTGTTGTAGCCGCAGTAGCACCAATCGTAGGAGTAGGTAAGTTAAATGTGTTTAATCTTACAAAGCCTGTTGGTGGGGTGTAGGTGAATGGTTGTTGTCCGAAGTTTGCAGAGGATGTTTGGTTATATTCTTGAATCCAAGGAAACAATGTTCCACTTACATTGGTATAAGCTGGATTTGTTTGGGTTGCTGGATTTCCTGAATTAAACCAAGTTCCATTTCTACCCCAATAAATTCTAGAATTATCAAGGTCTAATGCAACCATAATAATATCATTTGCACTTCCTGTTACTCCATAAACTGATGATGCTGTTCCGCTATTATATGTTTTAAAATCGTATGGATAATAAGCCCAAGTAGATGAACCAACCCCTGTTGGCATTACTGAATTATTATTTTGACTTTGAGAAGCCCATCCAATAAGTGAAAATGGATTTGCTGTTGTGGAAGTAATTTTATATTCGTAATACCATTTACCACTAGAAACACCAATTGTTCCTCTAGAACCTAGTTCAGTATTAGATGGTGCGTTCCAAGATAAATTAGCATTTATAAGAGTAAGTGTTGAATCTAAAGGATTTAACACACAATAATTAGCCGCAGTAGCACTTGTCAGCGTAGGCACATCGGTCATACTGTCATAAGTAGAGCCTGATGTAATGCTGATATTGTTTGTAGTCCAGTAATTACTATTGCCTGAGAAGTCTTTTCCTAGTCCAGCATTAGATGATGTAGTCAGAGCAGAGTTATCTGTGAAAGGCAGATAGAATCCATTAGTGCCGTATGTTCCTGTGTATTTCTTAGGAATCCATACACCTGTGGTTGCGGATGTTTCACCGAATGAGGATGGGGTTAGGGCTTGACCATCAATGAAGTTTACTTCTGTTAGGTAGCCATCAAAGTTAAAAGTAGAAGAATAACCAATAACAGAGCCATGTGAATGGGCGGCAGAACTTGAATTTACTGGGTAATCAAAGTTTTGTGTTGGGTTATTTGTTGTCGAAAATGCGGTTACTTCAGAAC